GATTTCACTTCCTCAATGATCTTCTGAATCTTTCTTTTATAGTTCTTATTCCCAGTCAGTCTTATGTGGCTTTCCAAGGTCCTTAGATTTCTGGATGTTGGAACTCTTCTACGTTCTACATTCTTCTTAATTGCGATCGCAACTCTTTTATTCCTACAGTGCGTATGGTGCAATTCAAAGCAATCAGGGTTGTATACGATCCATTCATCCTGTCGGTGTGATTTCTTAATCTTAAGAATGCGATCATCTCCTAATCTGCAAACATCCAGTCATCCGCTAACATATCAGCTTGGCTCGCTAACCATCCCATCTGTACACCAGACGTGCCGATAAACGCAATTGCTTTATTTCCAATGTCATTGTGATCACAATTAACAATTGTTCCGTCTGCTGCTGTGTACGAAATACATGTTGCAAGCTGAATATACTGGTTCTTTCCGTTCCATCCTTTTCTTTTGACTTTAAGTCCACGTTTCATGTACTTAATCGCATCTCCGAATCCAAATGTAGCTTCTCCGCCTAAAACTGGACAATTTGTTTCATCTGCGATTAGCCATTCATCAGACAAAATGTTAGAAAGTGTATATTCAACCCTCTGCGTCTCTCTAATATCAAGTAAATCTCCCTGTCCTTTGTCAGTATCTTTTGGTCTACACTGCATCATAATTGATTGCTTTTCTGCATCCCAGAACCAATATCCGCCCCATGATGGTAGCTTCACTTTTCCTCCGGATTTCATAATTTTGAATGCATCTCTAAATTCCATTATTCGTCCTCCTCAACTTCAATACGTTTCGCTTTGCCCTCGATACTGAACATCGTATAAGTTCCGTCCTTAATCTTTGCCCAGACCTCATCGTCTGTGATGTGGAAACCAACCCACCAGCCTTCAGGCAACGTACCTTCCTCTATACCGAGAGTTTTCATCTTTTCCTTAGTGAATATAATACTCTCGATTAAAACGCCTGCACCGCCTCGCTCGTGCATCTCTCCGGCTTCACGATAGAACTCTACATAGGTGTATGCTGTCTGTTCTAATTCTTCTGGGTCAATTAAATCGTTCTGGCGGTCAACCAACTGATTTCCATTCTCATCGACTGCAATCTTAGCCCATCCAAAGACGTACTGCTTTTCTTCGTCCTTCTTAGTAATATCTACTCGATTCAAGGACTTTCGTATACTGTCCTGTGTCTGTGCTGGGGATCGTATATAATCGTTAAAATATCTCATACTTCCTCCTTCTTATACAGCCGATCAAAGTCATTCTTACGAACTACATTTAATCGACCGACTGAATCTTTTACAACATAGTCTCCGATTCTTGCAACAAGTCTGCTGCCTTTATATCTCCGTGCATTAAAATAGATCGTACATCCAATAACGGAGATTGCTCCGTCACGCTGTGCACGATCTATCATAATTTCTTCGGTATTCATTTTCTTAGCAAGCCAGTCAGGGGCGATCATCTCAATATCGGGTGTGATCTGCACTGCCTGAACTGTCTGCTCTATTGCTTTGTACTTCATCATTCTTCTTTCTTTGCATATCGTCCAGTTCCATTTGCGTAATGGATTCCGTCACAGATTTTCATAGTTACTTCTAACATCCCTAAAGGTTCAAACTGCCTACGAATATTTCTCGGAATTGTCTTATCCTTTAACCATTCATGCATATCGTCCAGTAATTCAAACCATTCTTGTTCGTGTTCTGATACATCCATATCTTGTTTCATTAGCTGATCGAATCTTTCTTTTAATTCAAGATGTTTTTCCATTTTCTAAAGCCTCCATCCAGTGCGATACCTTCTGATAATCTTCAATATTTCCTGATAACATCATTTTATCATAGATCATATTATTCAGCCAGTCATACCTATCTGGTAACGGAACAGAAATAAGCTTCATTGCAAAATCATAATCATTTTTAAATAACCCAGCAACTTTATTTATATTTCTTAAAGCTTCTGTCATATGATCGTACTGTGATTCAAGAATTTGTATATTCTCTTTCTTGCTAATCTCCTGTGCTGCAAACTGTACCGAACCCTCTTCCATGTTCTCATACTGTTTATACATTTTACGATCATATTTTGTAACTGATCTAGCGTGTAACTGTTCATGTAACAAAATATGTGGGGCTGTTTCATGTCTGGTTATAATATCTCCGTTCCACTGGATACCATAAACACCAGAATCATCATCAACTACGACCTTTCCACTCCATGAGCTTTCAAGATCAAGATGTTTGTCTGCAATCTCTGACATTTTATTAGCAAGAGTCTCTATTTCCTCTGTGCTGTACTCTCGCAGTTCATCTTCTTCTGTTTCATACGCTGCAGCTATAGATTTTGAATTGACATACATAACACAGCATTTACACCTCGGATGAAGCGGAGGAAGTATCTTACCTGGGGCAAATTCTTCGTCCATTCCAACAACTTTTCCGTTCAGTTCTCTACATGTGCTGCATGTATTCTCACTGTCCGTGGCAGACCATTTTTTATCCTGTGGTGGCAATATGCCTTGATCGACAAGATTCTTTATATGCTGATATCTGCCATACTCATATGCAAACGCTCTTTCGGTCTGTGCGATCGTGACGGCTCTTTCTCTTAGCCTTTTCTCTGCATACTTCATTTGCTTATCTCTCGCCATTTTCTCGATCTTCTCTGGACTTGTCCTAGGATGTTTCTTAGTAAGCTCTTCCTTGATATTCTCATAGTATTTCATAGCCGCTTGTGTCTGTGGCTTCGTTAAACCAATACAAGGACGGATAAACCTTGCAAGTTCATCTGTCCCCATATGCTTTCTTATACCTAGATCGATCATTGACTGAATTGCATCTTTCTGTACTCTTGTACAATTCGTTACAAGCTCAGCTGTGTGCTTTTCCAACCAATCAGATACCGCCCAATGATCTGCATCAAATTTATATCCAATGTCTATTCCTTTGTGCTGGTTTTGATTTTTAGCACCAGCTTTCATTGCTTTAACCATCTCTGGTGCAATCTTATCATGAACCAGTTTTGAATAATCCTGTTGCCATTCTTCTACAGATTTCTTGGAGATCACACCAGCCTGAATAGCTTCTCTGATCTCTTTAAATGTAAAAACCGTCTGCTGATCCTTCCAATACCTGACCAGCAAGCGTGTTAATTCTGGACTGCTGCTATTAAGAAACCTCTCTAATGCTTCTTTCACATCATTTGGCTTCATCGATCCACGCTTCTTAACCTTTCGGAATAGGAACATATAATCAGCTCCTTCCTAATCGTTTCTTGGCTTCCTGGACCTTTCCGTCATCTTCGGCAACGTCTTGATTGTCCTCTGGATGTACATTATTTCCATTTCCCTGTGATCCAAGATCATTTGTCTGCTGATCTTCTCTATCAGGATCAATGAATCTTTCATCGTTAGCTACCTTTGGTGGCAAATTACCAGCCTCTCGAACATATGTTTCCAGTTCGTCGTCAGGGATCAATACACCAGTGCCGACCATTGCCTGAATGTACTGTGCTAATTTGTTCATGTCGATCTTTTCAATATCTCCGTGAACCATCTTCGGGTAGTCTGTGATCCCCTTGAAATGTTCTCCGTTTAGATCAATCAATCTTGGGATCGCTTGGTTATTAAACGCTTCACAGATAATGTCAAGGTATGATCCAATAGCTATAGCAAATAACTCTGTCTTATCATCAGACAATGCAAATGATCCAGTGTGTTCATGCCCCAACAGAATAAAATCCGCAAGCGTTGTCATTGCTATGCGGCTATCATAACGCTTTATGATCTCGTTCGTATCAATTTGTCTGCTTCCACCTGTGGAAACAAGCTCAAACTTGAATCCCGGTGGTAACACAATACCAGCACTCTTGTCTTGTCGGATGTTTCTTACCAAACTATTTGCCCATGCCAACATTCTTGATCCTTCCGGATCATCTGGATTGTACAGGTCAACACCTTCCGGCGGTGTAACCATCGGTATACCGGCGAGGTCTCGTTCAATCCCGATTCCTTCAAACTCCTGAATGCCTTTCTTGAAGTACCAAGAACGATAAGCATTTCTAAGAATACTTCGCCCTTCTGGATTTCCTTTTCTGGATCTGGTCCTGAAATGGATTGCCTTTTCCAGTGGAATCGTATAAAGTCCAAAATTTGGCGGTGGCATCTGGGTCATTCCAATAAGGTTATCTTCATCGTCGTACTCCCATTGGTATAGAGAATCCTGTGATCGGATAGGAAGTTTTCTCCACCCGATTAAACCATCATCATATTTACTATTCGTCTTAAGGTTTCCTGTTCGCCCTGATCTCCTCTTATATACGATTTCATGGTACGACCAGCCATATGTAAGAAATGATAGGATTTCAGAAACTGTATCTGTCCAAGTATCTTGCATATCATTCATACAGCTTTCTATAAATTCTGCTGCCTTGATATCTGCCTGATCATCCCCTTGTGGTTCGACCGAAAACGTAGCCTGTCTTAATAAAGTATCTAATGCAAATATAA